GCTAGGTGCCGCCGCAGGCGCGCCGCCGTATATCTCACGGAATTTCTGCTGCACCTGGCCGGGGGATTTCAACGCCGCATCCATTTCGATGTCCATCTGGTCGACCACGGCCTTATAGGATTCGTGGCTCATAGCACCGGACAGCATCTGCATGGCGTGGTTGCGGGCGGATTCCGGCGGCACGCCAGTCGGCGCAATGGCGCGCACATAAGTGTTGACGAGCGAGAAATTCGCCGCCGCAAAGCGCGCTTGCGCCGGATCACTGATGACGCCCGACTGCCATCCTTCGATCAATTTGTTGACCGGCACCCAACTTGAGCGCGGTACGGCCGCCGCGGCTTCAAGCGCGGGTTTCATCATGTTGCGCGCTTCGTTTGCCGCCATCTCGATCGTCGCAGTGCGCGTCCCAAGCGCCCGCTCGCCGGCCGCAAGACCGCCGAATTCCGCCATCTTGACGGCCTGCTGTTCCGGCGACACGCCCTTTTCGTCCATCCGCTCGGCGATGCGCTGGCGCAGCGCCCGCAGATCGGTTGCGCCTTGCGCGCCGCGACCGAGATTAACCAAAACCGACTTGTCTCCCGCAAGATATTGATCCGACATCTTCGTCAACGTGTTCTTATCAAACGACGGTTCACCGGCCGCGGTCGCTTTCGGGGTCTGCACCATCCCAGGCACAAACTTGGTTTCCCCACTTTTCTTGTTGAGGAGCCACGACCCCTCGACGGGATTGCCTTTTTCATCCTGCCCCCTGCCGGGCGTCGCGCTGTAGTTTCCTTGCTCGATCTGCGCCTCAATCCGCTTCATCTGGATATCGTGAAGCCGCTGCGCTTCCGCCGCGAGTTGATCCTGATGCTTCACCGTGTCTTGATGGAACTCTTGAGCCTGCGACAGTTTCTTGGTTTCCAGCGCCAACTTATCAGCCGTTTCCTTGGCATGCTGTTCGAGCTGCTTTCTGGCATGCTCGATCGTGGCGTCCGTTTTCTTGTCGGCGCTTTCCTGTTTCAATTCCCCCGCATAGGCATTGAGCCCCTGCAAGCCCCCTTGCCCAACAGCCACCCCGAAATGAGGCGAGCCCGACGCCAGCATTCCAAGCCCGGCCGCCAGCAATCCTTGCTTTGCGGCCGGCGAGAAGCTTAACAGGTTTCCGAGCCCAGAGAACCGCGAATTAGCCCCGCTGGAAGGCGGAAGCGCGGGAGCCCCGTTGGTGCCCGGGACCGGCGCAAAGCCTGCCAGCCGGTCAGGATCGCGGGAATCGGGCGCATAGGCCACAGGTGTGCCGATATCGGACGTATCGTCGGGCCGCGGGCGCGGCAGCGGAACGTCGTCGCCCGCCGCCATCACGGTCGCAGGTCGATTGGCCGTGAAGTCGTAATCCCCGATCGCGCCCGCGTCGGAAGGCTGCGAGGGCGCAAACGAGTTTTCCGCAAGCGACATGTTCGGCGCCGCATAGCCGACTTGCCCGGACGACGGCGCCCCGAACATCGCCGGTTCATCCGCCCCAAAATCAGGCGTGCGGCGGAACGTGAACGGAGGCGGCGTGTCGCTGCCGCCAAGGCCGCTCATGAGCCCATCCGGCCCCATGATCGGCATCAAGGCGCCCCCATCGCCCACCACATCCCCGCCATTGTCATAGCCTCGCACGAAGCCGCCGCGGCGGTAGGAACCTTCATCGGGCGATGATAGCCCGGAGACCCCGGCATCGGACGCCGCCGCGTATTGATCTGGCGTCAGCCCGAGCGCATCGCCACCCGTCAGGATTCCGCTATCGCCAAGGCCTAAACCTTTGCCCTGCAATGCCTTGCCGAGCGTCAATGCCTGATTGGCCTGTTGCAACGGATTCTGCACCGCTTGACCGGCCACACTCGGCGGGTTCGGAGCGCCCTTTCCAGCCGTGATGTTGTTTGTCGGCACCCATCCCTGAACACCCGAATAAGGCGTTCCAGCGATGAAATCTGTCGCCCCGCCGAGATCGAACCCTGGCACCCGGCCACCGCGTTTGAGCAACAGCCCGGCCCCAGCCAATCCGAGGCCGGCATATTGCGCATATGGATTCGGAGGGGGTGCCGTCGTCTGGCTCTGTCCCCCCATCTGCGACCCAACGCCCGTATCGATGCCCGCCAACCACTGCGTCGTCTGGAACGGATAGGCCAACTGCTGTTCGAACTGCTGATAGGCCGCCGTATCCTGGGCTTGCTGTGTCTGCTGTTCGAGCGAGCCGGCGCCGACTTGCGCGTTCGCTCCGGTCAATGCCGCATTCTGCCCGGCGACGCCGAGATTGCCGAGGGAATAGGCCGCTTGCGCCGTATTTTGCTGCTCCGCAAGCGCCATCTGAGAGGCGTTCTGATAGCCGGTATTTTCCAACCCCGCGATGACGGGCGCTTCCGCCGTCTGCTGCTGGCCGGCGAGATTCGCCGCAGCGACGCCGGCACGATCGCCCCCCATCGCTCCCGCCGCAACCGCGTTCCCGGTCAGCTGGCTTTGCTGCTGCGCATTCTGGTTGTTGAACTGCGCTTCCGTGGCGTTGACGACTTGCTGCGTGTAAGGGCTTTGGAAGCCCGCGATCTGCGCTCCCGTGACCGGTTGCGCCGCCTGATTGGCGTATTGCGCAGCCTGCCCGATGAACGGCGATGCAAAACCCGCATTCTGATTGATATTCCCGATGCCGAGATTCTGTTGCTGGTTGACGGGCGCGACGAGCTGGCCACCATAGGCCTGATAAGGCGTCGATGCGACGGAACCGGCCTGGCCGAGGAGATTCGAATAGGCGTTGAGCGCCTGCGGATTCGGCGACGTGGTGGCGGTGGTGCTCGTGTTTGATTTGCACACCTAAGTCACCTTTCCGCTGATAGCCGCCTCGCGCCGCAACCGCTTGCGCGCTTCCGTCCGCCCTTCGAACGGCCGCCAGAAATCCTCCACGCTCGGCTGCACGTTCGCGCTCCACTTGCCGTTATAGACGAAGAACGCACCGGCCGGATAACCGAGCAGCTTGCGATAAAGCCGCACCTTGCCTTCAACGCGCTTGTTGGTGATGACGCCCGTGATCAGCGGCAACCCGATCACATTCGAGCACTTCTTACCAAAGGCGATCAGCGCTTCCAGGTTGCGGGAATTGCGATAAGGCACCGCGACGTGATTCCACAGTTCAGCGATGTGCCATTCGTCCGTGTAGTACATCTCGGAGAATAGGAGACACGTCGAAGCCTCGATCTTGCCCGCCTCGCCGATGACGCCGACGATTGCGCCCTTGCGCTCGAAGCACTTATGCAGGTTCTCGCGGACCTTCTGTTCGTTCAAGGAAAACAAGCCATTCTCCCCGTGCAATTCGCGCACGAGGATCATGATCTCTTCTTCGTCGGCGGGCGTCGCCACCCGCACCTGCGGCAGATCGCTCAATGCGTGGTTCCGTTCGCTGGCTTCATATGCTGTTCGATGACGCCGCTCAGAGCGTCGCGCAATTGCACGGCGCATGCCATGTCCATGCGGAGCAACGCCGACAGCACGAGATCGGGCACGATCGCGCCATCGGCATCCGGCACATAGCGAGCCGTCGCGAAGGACAGGTTCACCACGCCATTGCCGTACCCGTGGTTGACGAGCGAACTGACGAACGTCACCGGGATTTGGTGCGGATCGGTAACAACGATCTTTGGCTTGTCGGTCATGCTTTTGCCGGCCCCGGTAATTTCTTGAGCGTTTTGATGTGCTCGGCGCGCAAGCTCTTCACCCATTGGTCAAGCATCTTGTGCCCAAACTTGATGTCCCGCGGATAGCCATGACGTTGCAGCCAATTCAAAATCTCATGCGGCGGTATCGTATATTCGCCGCCCGCCGTCACGATTTCGACCGGATTCCCGAGCGCTTCGCCGCGTGCGCCGCCCTTGTCTGCGTTGCCACCGCGCGCCATCACGCCTTTCGCCGCAGGCGGCCGCGGAGCGCCGGCGCCGTGCTTGATGCCCATCGGACTGCCGGCCCCGTAGGGCGAGGAAGAAAACATCTTGCCGAGCACATGCTGCCCGGCCCGGCTGTTGTTCTGCCCGAGGTGCGATACCGCGTCGGCCGGCATGATGTACGACCCGGCGCCGACCGCCATGTTGTGCCGATCCGTGCGCCCCGGCACGATGCTCGATATCGGCCCGCTATGCACCATGCCACGGGCTTCGTTTCTGACGAACCACGGCGCGGGAGGGCCGCCGAAGGCGTACCCCTTCCGCTTCATCCGGTAGGCCGCGGCGAGACTCTGGTCACGCGGATGCCCGGCCCTCACCATCTCCGAGACATTACGCTCGAAAACCTCCCGGCTGCTTCCATGGGCGAGCGGCATGTCACTTCACCTCCGGGAGCGCCGCGTTTTCACTGGGTTGCGCCGATACCGCGCCGCCATTGACGGGCCCAGCGGATGGCGGGGGCGAGTTTCCCAAGGTCTGCGCATCGAACAGGAAATCGCTGTGAAGCGCCTTCAATTGCTCCGTTCCGAGCGCCAGGTCAGCCGCGAGCGAAGCCGCTTCGGTCTCGAAATCCGCCGATGCCAGCCGTAACGTGGCAATCTGCGAACGCGCCGCGGCGACGCGCTCTTTCAGGCCCTTGATTTCGAAATTCGCCGCCATTCCCCTCACTCCGATCCAATTTGCCGCATGCAACAGATAAACGCCCTCGACCTCGACCAGCAGCCGCGTCAGAAGCCTACGACGGACTGACCACGATGTACGCAAACGTTTCGGTCCCGGCTGCATTTCCCCCGCTCGCCGTCGCCACCGTAAAGCTCGACCCCGCTGCGATCGTCGAGATGTAAAGCGCCTTAGCGCTGCCCATCAAGGTCGCCGCCGAGGCGTTGGTCGCCTGTAGCAGCACGTCACTGTTCGCCTTCACAGCCGGCTGCGTCACCGTGGCGGTAGCCGCCGCCGGCATAGTGAAACTCCCGACCGTACGCGGGAACACGTTGTTCAGGGTGGTGATGACCTGGGAGAGGTTTTGCACCAGCCCTTTGAGAGTCGATACCGCGTCGTCGAGGGATGCCATTCACCTTCTCCCAGCGGGAGCATACCGATACCGCACCTTGCCGAGCCGCCAGAAGCTCCCCACGTCGTCAGACGACACCGTGATCGACATCAGGGCGCCGCGGAACCTCACCGATACATACTCCGTCTGCGCCGTCACTGTGAAGGGGCCGAAGACGGTCGCGGCATCGCCAGGATAATTGACCACATTGAAGCTCAATTGCACTTGCGCGCCCTGCGCGCCCGCATAGGTGCCCCACTTGAAATCCGGGATGATGCGATCGACGAAGGCGTAATCCTCGCCCTCCGCGATGTAGAAATACCCCGTCGTGAACGAGGCATTGAGCGGCTGTCCGTCCGCGTCGGGGGCAGTTTCGTGCTGGTAGATGACGCCCGTCGGCGTCGCCCCGATCGGAGGGCCGAGCACGGTCTGATCAATCCAGGCCGAACGCGGAAGCGACCCATAGTCCCACGGCTGATTAGGTTCGAGGATATTCACCTTGACGTAGGAATCGCATTCCCCGTTGGCGCTCGCGGCGGACGGAAACGCCCACCCGGCCTCATTGAAGGGCGTATTCGGGAGCGTGCGCACGTTCTTTTGGAACGCGACATTGCTCGTCATGTTCTGAAACACGAAGTCCCACACCGAGCACGGCAGCACATGGACGCCGTTGGCGTCATAGGCATAGAAATTGCTTGGTCCCATCCAGTAGACGTTGCCGCGCAACGACTGCACCGAATGCGACGAGATCGCTCCCGCCCCGACGCCTATGCGATTCAACCCGAATATGAACGGTTGACCTTGATAGTTCGCGGCCCACAGGTCGAGATCGGTCCAGAACAGGTCTTGATTTTGCACCGCGGCACCGGCCACAATCTTAGACCCTATCCCGATCCGGAAATCGCCCGCCTGATCCGTCGTCAACGGCACGAAATTGGTAAAATCACCCACGTTCGACCACTTGAGCAGCAAGGGGTCCTGAATGATCCCAAGCCCCGGAATGGCATCGAGGGAGTGATCCGCCGTTGACGCCCAGCAGAAGAGAATCTGCTGCGACACCGACACGAACAGGCCGCCATTGAACGGAGGCGCCGTCGCCACGAGGCCCGCGTTCTTGAATCCTCCGGTCGGATCGAACTGATAGACCCCGCCGCCGGCCGGGCAGGCAAGCAGGATTTCGCCCCAGTTGTCGGAGGTCCAATCGGTCGCCGTGATTTCCATGCCGGTTTGCGCGGACGACGTTGTGCCGGTGCCGTATCCGCCCGTTCCATAACCGCCGATGCCGTACCCGGAGCCCACAGCCGGTGGCCCGATATTGATGTAATAGACGAACTGCGCATTGCCGCCGTTCATGCTGAATGAACCGCTGGCGTTCGCCTGGTTCGGCAGCGTGATGTTGAAATCGTTGGCGTCGACCACGGACGCCACCGTGTAGGCCCCTTGGATCGTGACGCCGTTGCCGGTCGTGGTGGCCGGCAAGACGACCGTGCTTCCGGTCGAAAGGCCGTGCAGCGGCAACGCCACCTCGACCACGGCCGAACCGCTTACGGTCGTGAATACCGGCACCACGCCTTGCGAGGTGACGCCTGACACCGCACTGTCGGCAGCCGTGATTTCGTAGGAATGCGTCCCGGTAATCTCCGTGATCGCATAGAGCCCGGAGAGTATGATCCCATCGACGGCAATCGGCGTATTGAACAGGACCGAGTCATAGACCGTAACGTTCGAAATGTTCGGATCGGTCACGGTAACGACAGGAGAATTCGCCGATGTCGTGAAATTCGGCGCCGGATTGGTCGTCAACGTCTGCGGCGTGATGTCCTGATACGAGTTGTTGGTGATGACGGCGAGCTGCGTCGTGGTGCCAACCGATAGATGATCGGTGCCGTTCAAGTCCTGCCATGCGTGCAGGTCGCGCGGCACGCCTGGTACGGCATTCGGATAGTACCGCTGCCAGCCGCCGAGCTTCTGTCCCAAGCTGTCCTTGAAGCGGATCAATTGGCTTTGGTTGTAGCCTGCCTTGAGAAGCGTCGCGGTGCGCTCGACATTGACGCCCGGGACGAGCGTGACTTCGCCATAGGGCATGACCGCCCCCCCTATGTCTTGATCAGCGGCAGAAACGAAACAATCGTGGGCATCATGTTCTGACCGGCGCCCGTGCCGGCATTGTTGATAATGATGCCGATCAAAGCGGTATTGGATACAAACGCCCCGATCGTACCACCAATAAAGTTGCCGCCGCCGCCAGCACTTCCACCGCCGCTGGACGGCAGTCCATGTGCGTGCGACGGGTCGGTGTAGGTGTGGGTATGCTGCTGAAGCAACTGATCGCCACCCGCCGCCCCCATAGTGGTGCCATTGATGCCGCTGCCAGCTACCGTAACGCGGTTTGCAAAGGTTCCAGGCCCATTGGTATCGAGACCGATGCGAGCCCGGCTGCGTTCATCCGGGACCGCGAACGTGCTCGCCCCGTTGCCGCCGAACGTCGAGCCCAGCAGCGCGCTCAGCGCCGGATACACCGACGCCGTATAGGTGCGGCCATCCTTGACCAGATAAGGCGCGACCGTGCATGCACTCATCCAAGCCGGCACGGCCGTCGCTCCATGCAGGTCAAGTGCTGCGCCGACTTCCGGCATGTTGACGTAATCCATGTTCGTGCCATCGAAGAACACATGGCATTTTCTCCCCGGAGGCGCCCCGATGGCGTTGCCAGTACCAGCCGAGGGGGCGAGCTGCACATAGAACGACCCGACCGTGCAGGCATTATGGACGATGTAGAACCCCGGCGCCGAGAACTGGATCACGGCATTGCCGGTCAATGTGCCCGAGAACTTGATCAGGGCGTTCTGCTGCTGGAACGGCCCCGCACTTGCGGTCGGCGCCCCGGTCGAATTGGTCAACGCAAGCGTCGTCGCGGCCGACAGCGGGATCGTCACGGCGCCGCCGAATAGACCATCGAGCGATTGCATGTTCGGATTGACGGCGGCAGTTCCCCACTGCCCCACGAGATCGCCCGTATTCGGGATGATAAAACCGCGATTGACGGTTGTGGGTTCGGCCATCTTATCCTCACATGCGCGGCGGCGTCGCCTGCGGCGCCGGCTGCTTGCTCGACCATCCCGCCATGGCGAATTTCTTGCGGTTCTCTTCCGTGCTGGCGGACGCAAACAGCGCGCCGTAATGCTGCTCCCAGGTCACGCCCATCTTGGGATCATCGACTGCGGCGCCGAAGTTCTTCATATAGCCCGAAGCGAACACCATCGAGGCCGCGATGAACAGATCGGGGAAGTAGACCGACAGCAGTGACGTGACATTGGTGGTCGAGAGCGCGGGGGGACGCTGCGTGCCCACCACCTCGACGGTGTAAGCCTGATCCGGCCACGGCCCCACGATGAACGTCGATTGCGTGATCGGCGCCATGTACTGCGGCACCGTCGAACCGTTCACGGACGGCCACAGCGCATCGAGCATTTCCTTCGAGCACGGCACCAAGCCGTTGCGCGAGCCGTTCTCCGGGTTCGTGGTGCCGGCCGGCGTGATGACGTTGAACTGCTCCGTCACCACGAAGATGCCGATCGATGTCGGGAGGTTGAACGTGCGGGTGTTGATGGTCAAAGTGGAGGAGGAATCCCGCGCGACGGTATTGAGCAAGTCGAGCTCGCGATAAAGCCTCTGCTCGGTATCGTCGATCATGTTCGGAAACATGGTGAGGAAGCCAGGATCGCTCGCCTGAACCGGCATCAGGTTCGCGATCGACGCTTGATAGGTGGCGTAGGTCAGCGGCATCAGTAAATCCCGTAGACCCTGATGGTGCCGGTCGCGATGTTTCCGGTGGAAAACGCAAAATTAAGTCCCGTCACCGGATTCGCGAAGCCATCGTTGGCCCCCGCAAACGACACGAGAGCCAGGGTTGAGGTGGATTCCGATCCAACCGCCATATATGTCGTCTCTCCGATAAACATTTTTTTTGTGCCGTTCAGCGAAGGATTAAAAAACCGCATCGTCCCGTTCACGCCATAGTCCGGGAACGCTGCGGTGCCCACCTGGGCAGTCGCGCGCAGGCCCGACAGTAGGATAGCACTGGTCGATGTATCCGTGATGAGGATGGATGAAACGTTGCATTGCACCACGGAGATATAAGTGCCGGCGACGAAGGCCGTCCCAGTCGTCGCCAGCAGCATCTGAAACGTCGCGCCGCTGATAGTCGGATTGACACTTTCGAACGTAACCATGTAATTCCGGTATACGGCCGTCAGGCTCGTAGTGTCGCTCGTCGAGGCAACACCGTTTGGACTCAGCGTATTCAGGAGCACCATGCCGCCGACCCATTGGGGATTGGCCGCGGTGCCCTGGGTCTGCAAAATCTGCCCATTGGTGCCACCGCCGAGCGCCACCCAGCTTGACGCACTCCGGTAAAGGATCGACCCCTGCGTGGTGTTAACGTTATCGAGAAGCTGGCTGACGCTGCCAAAGCCGAGCGTCGTGCCACCAGCGTTGACGAAAAGAACCTGCGATGTGCCAGCCGTGATCGCAGCGGCGTTCGACGTTGCAGTTCCCGTCACTCCGACGATCGACAGCCCGGCAACCTGCTGGAACTTGGCGTAAGTGACCGCATTGGCGCCGATGGTCGTGGTGCCGTTCGAGGAAATCGTGACATCGCCTGTCACAACCGTAAACGCCGGATTAGACGCGCCTTGATCGATCAGGAGCCGCCCAGGCGTGCCGACCGTCGCAAACTGCAATGTCGCCGCCCCAGCGCCAAGCAGCACGGCATTGGCCGTCAGGGTGCTAGTATTGGTGCCACCGCTGGCGATCGACAGAACGCCCTGCACACCACCCGCCCCAGCAGCAGCGAGATTGACCGCCGAATAGTTCGCGCCCGGTAGAACGCCTATCACTGCGGCGACCGACCCGAGATTAACCGCCCCGAACCCCAGCGCATTGCCGGCTTCGTTGACACGAAGCACTTGCGCGCCGGTCCCGACGATCGGAAGAGGCGCCGCCGTCGCGGCACCCGCCACACCAAGCACCGACAATGGCGTGGCCGTGGCCAGCCCCACCACGAGGCTTGTGGAACCCGCAATGATGACCCCCGTGCTGGCCGTCACAAACGAACTGAGATTATCCCACGAGGCGTCATAGGCCGTCGCGGAATTCTTGCCGAGTATCTGGCCGGCCGTGCCCCCCGCCGGAAGATTGCCCGCCGTGACCGCGATGCTTCCGACATTGAACGAGAACGGCGTCCCGCTCGCAACGCTGTAGCCGCACAGCAGATCGTTGGCGAGCGGCGTATGCAACGGCAACGCACTCGGCGTCTTGCCGACCACATCGGTGATCAGCATCGAGGCAGAGACCGCAGTGGTCGCATTACCCGATGAAGCTATCTCGACAAGCTCTTGCCCGCTGATCGGCAGGGCGCCGGGCTGGTAAGGCGTGAGAGCCGGAATCGTGCCTGGCGCGGGCGTCGCCATTACCGACCCGATCCGCTTTGAAGGTTCGACTCGACCCGAGCAACGCCGCCGATCAGGTAACGCTGCTTGCCGCCAATCAACTCGCGGAAGGTCTCCTCGTCGATCGTATAGTTTTCCGGACGCGCATTGAGAAGCGGCAGCGGATCGGGCGGCAGGATCACAGTCCCGAGCTGGCGCTGCGGCACGTCAAGGCAAATGTTGCAGACAAGGTGCCGCGTATTCTCAAGCTGTGTCCCCCGCCATTCAAATTGATACTGCAACCGATAGAGGTTCCACAAAAATCCGCAACGCTCGCAAGTCGCCCAGCCCCGCGGAGCACTCGAATCGGTTTCAGAATATCGCGGATGGGGGCGCATCTAGGAGCCGCGCCCCCTGTTGTAGTAAGCCGAGATATTCGGCGCGATCGTGAAATTCACGTTCTCGGTATCCTGCTCGGCCGCCCATTTCCAGGCGTCGTCATAGTCCGCCTTGCGATCGGCCTTGAAGGCGATCGGATCGCCGCCAGCCGGCGGATAAACTCGCGCCAGCCGCAGGGCGAGCCCCGCCACCATGACGCCCAACCACCGATATGGCAGATTCGGCGTCTCGCCGTTAGGCAGGCTGGCATCCTGCAATTGCGAGCATGCGAAATAATTCAATACATACGGCCCGTTGCCATCCGGCACCGGCCACGGCGTTACCGTCGGCGTAATGGTGCGGTCGAACCAATAGGACGTCGGAGGCCCTTGCGTGAACTTGTTGGCGATCGACGCCCACTGCGTTCGGCTCATGGGCTCGATGTAGCTGTCGGTCTGCGATGTAGTGCCGTTATTGAGTGTCCGATAGGCATCGAGGATCATCACCACGTTCGACGGGATCGA